CCCAACGCCGGTCGGAGCCAATATAACACCCAACTCACCTTTAGCTAAACCACCTTTCAATAAATTATCAATCCCAGTAATTCCCATAGGTATTGGATGTCTGAAATCTTCTCTAAGAAGGTCGTCTAGATCATTGAATACGTCAACAACGTTTTTGTTATTCTCACCAACTTGAAGAGCCGACTTAATCAATTCCTCTAACTTATCGTAGTTTTCAAATTCACCACTGTCCAAAATTTTTTGTGACTTTGTGATTGCCTTCTGAAGTTCTTGTTGTTTACAAAACTTTAAAGCTTTCTCTTGAACAAATGCGGTTCCATCGGTCGGTGCTTTTTGAATCTTAGCAATAGTATCATTTAGGATTTTCAACATCAACTCTTGAGGGAATTCACTTTTTACAATTTGAAACAAAGTTTCAAATGATGGTGAACACTCATACTTTGTATAATACTCTTTGATGAGTTGGACAAGTGTTTTGAAATACTTGTTTTCAAAGTGTGTTGGCTCTAATACATCAAGGATAGTGTGTGAAAAATCTTTTTCTACAATCAGTTGATTTATAAGTTGAATTTGAAATGTTTCACCTAAATATTCGAAGTTCCTTGACATGTTTACTTGTTTTATGTTTTGATAAATACAATCAAACTAGGCTATAGTCAAGGTAATTTGTCTCAAATTCTTCAGATGAAAAAATGTCAGTTAGGTCTCGAAGTACAATTTTTACTTGCTGACGTATGTCTACAGTGTATCTTATTTTAGGTGGGAAAATTTTTGCATCTAGTGATCTATGACAAATTGTCATATTATCTTTTAAAATTTTAAAGTGAAACACTTCAGGACCATCAGTCATTGAAGTTTCAAGAATACTTGAATCTTCAGCTATCTCGTTTTGTAAGTCCATCATATAGATGGTTGTCCTCATTTTTTGTTCACGTAAAAAATCGTTGACATAATCTTTCACGTACTCATAAAGATCCAAGGATCTTTCGGCGATAACGTTATAGTTTTTTACATTGAAGTATCGTTGGATTACGATGTTATTATTAAGAGTAATCAAAAACTCTAACTTGGTTAAATCTTGTTCTTTCATAATTTGTTTGATTTATTAAAATATAAGGGTTATTTGTGGTTTTTCAAATTTTTTTTTTTCAATTTGTTTGTTCTTTATTGAATTTTCTTTTCTCTTTACGTGTTAGTTTCATAAATGGACGGATGAATTCAACAAACCCTTCATCTGATTTAGGTATGTATTTAAAAAATCCATCTTGGGTCATCATTCTAATTACGTTTTTATAACTTCTTCCTTCTGGATCAATATTTTCACGAATGTGTTCTTCTACTAAATCTTTGGCCTCCTCAGTAATCATTGGGTTTTGTAAATCCATAATTAATTTTCTTGTGATAAAATAATCTTTTCCACTTGTTTGTTTTTTACAAGTCCCTCGAAGTAGGTTTTCTAAAGCCTTTGATTTTTTTTCCGAATAAATTTGACCTGCTTTTGACAAAATATCATCAATTGACATAGGAACTTCAAGTACCTCTGGAAAAAATTTTACAAGTGTTTTTTCGCCAAAATTGATTACACCAAATACATTATCTGATTTATCTCCAAGTAAAATTTTAGTAACAAGTAGATTAACATGTGGAACTTCAATAGTGTCTAATTTTACTTTATCTCCCTCGTAGAAGTATCTTTTGTGTAAGGGTGAGTACACTGTCACTTGAGAACTTAAAAGTTGTAGGAGGTCTTTATCTGAAGAAAAAACGGTAATGTTTTCGTTGGTAGCTGTGAGACAATAATGGGAAATTAAATCATCTCCTTCATTGTATGAAACCCGAAGTTGTCGAATAAAAAATTCTTCTAAATAATTTTGAACTTTGTTTCTTTGAATATTGAACGATTCTTTTTGGAACTCATTCAGTCTTTCTTTTCTATTTAACTTATAGTCTGGATATAATTCTCTACGTCGTTGTGAGTTATGTTCACCATCCCAGACAACGAAAACTTTGTCGTAGTCGTGCTCGTCCAATTGTTTTCGAATGGTGTTAATGAAGTGGAAAAGTCCTCCGATGTGATTTCCATCGACAAAGAACTCTCTGACACCATAGAATCCAAGATTGAATAAATTATCCCCATCGATCAATAGTGTTTTCACTCTTGTTCATTTTCAACTTCCATTTCTTCTTTAAGGGTAAAATCTCCATCTAAACCAAGGATTTCTTTCCAGTAGTCAGCATATTCTTTTTTGTATTTCTCGACCGATGCCTTTTCCTCTGCAGCATCTTTTCCTGAGATAAACCCATGTGGTGTTACAATAATCTTTCCATCCTCATATCCTAATCCATTGATATGATTTTTCAAAACAGAGACTTTGGTTCTTGATGCGAACTTAACCGTCCTCTTATCTTTTGTGGCAGTAATTTTAGTAGTACCAGCGCCTTTTTGGTTTCCAAATAGAAACACAATTGAAGAGTTTAACCAAATAGATTCGCCACCTTTACTTTTAATTTTAGGTTGACCATATGGGTTATCGGGAAGTTCCACCCAAGGTTGGGCGACAATAATCAAAGTATTTTGAAATTTTGATTCAGCTTTTCTTGATCCTGAAATTCTTTGATTGATACCCATACCAATCTTGTCTGAAAGTACTGAGGCATTATGTTGTTTTCCACCTTTACCATCAAAGGTCATTTTACAAGGTACTGATCCGACACTATCCCAAAGAAAAACTAAATCATAGTCGATCTCACCTTTTTCTTGAGCGTCAAGTATTTCATTGATATAATCGGTAATTTGTTCGATATATTGGAAGTTATTGTTGAATAGAAAAAATCCTTCCCAATCTACTTCACCAGTTGATTCATCCACAACCTCTTCACATTCAAAACCCATCATTTTAGCGTGTCCAAAATCCCATTTTTGTTCAGTAATAATGAAAACAGGAAGAACGTTTCTCTTCTGTGCATCGATTGCTGATTTAATTAATGCTGTTGTTTTACCAGTATCTGAGTGTCCCAAAAACATATTGATGTGTCCGATAGCTGGACCTGGTAGTCCAACAGCGTCTAGAAACTCACGACCTAAATCGAAGTATTCTTGTGGTTTGTATTTTGCAGAGGTCGAGAATTTTTTCTTAATATCAGAAAAATCTTTTTTCTTGATTGCCATAAAGTTAAATTAAATTTGTTGGAATGTGAATTTTGTTAACCCTACGTTCGTGTCTTCCACCTTCGAACTTGGTTTCTAAGAAATAATCCAAGATATCTATCGCATCTTCTGCAGAGACGAACCTGGCAGGTATACACAATATATTTGCATTATTGTGTAACCTTGCCAAGGTTGCTATCTCCGAGTTCCAACAAATTGCCGCTCTTACATTCTTCCATTTGTTGGATGTAATCGATACACCATTACCAGATCCACACAGTAGAATACCGATACTATCGGGTTCGTTAGAGATTTTTTTCGCTACTTTGTGAGCGTAGTCTGGGTAATCGACCGCTTCATAGGTGTCGGGGCCCAGATCCTCAACAACTAAACCATTCGATTCTGCTCTATTTTTCAGTAGTGATTTTAAATCAACCCCTGCGTGGTCTGATGCAATGTATACCTTAGTCATAAATTTTTTTGTTAGAAAGGTAGATCCTCGTCTGGTTCAGCATTTACTTGAGGATCCTCGTATGATTGTGATCCACCCATCGAAGTTTCAGCTTCCATAGAATTACCATATACATATTTGTTTGTATTTGAATCCCACTTCGGTGTTTCACCTCGAGAAATGGCTTCAAGATACTCAACTGGTTTTTTTGAGTACACATCACCCCAAGTCAACTCGTCTTTCAACCACTCTTCTTGAACTTTGGGATCACTATGTAGTTGACTCGGATCATCGTGCATAATAGTTTGAATAGCGGTGTATTCTTTACCTGTATTAGATTTCTCTTTCCTCAATTCGATAATTAAGTCACGACCTTTTGCAGGGTCTGTAATATCACCCTTCTGTCTCCAGATTGGAATAATTTTATCGAGAATACCATCGTTTTTGTAATTGTGTTTAAACCTCCAGAACTTTACACCTTCTTCTTCGGCATCACGATCGATTACTTTGACAATATAAAACTTTCTAGAGTTATATTGTTTTGCTAACTCTTTATCAGATTCTTTACCTGTAGCTCTCAACTCTTCGTAGAGTTCGTTCAACGGAGATCTTTCGTTGTCATTTTTTCCTGGATCAAAAAGTTTCACCCATTTACCACCCACTTGTAGTTCGTGGTAGTATACTTCTTTTTGTCCTGTGGACGAATTTTGTGGGAGGATACAAGCGAAGTATTTCTTCATTTTTTCCTCTTGAGATAAACCATCACCTGATTGGTTTTTCTCGTACTGTGCCAGAACGGCGTCTAGTGAACTCATCATGTTGTTTGTAGAAATTTGAATTGGTTAAAAATATAAAATAAAAAAGGGTCTTAGTGACCCTTTTAATATAACTAAGTATTCCAAAAAATCAATAATAGGATCTGAAATTTGGTGGTGGTGTTGGTAGTGTAATATCAAAACTTTTCTTCACTTCCGATGGAACAATGTTCTCAACCTCATCTGAAGTTAGAATATACTCATTTTTTCCTGACTTTTCAAGATCTTCCTCTTTTTCATCAAAAAAATCTGTAAGTTTTTGATTGAATGGTCCTGAGTCCAAACTTCTAAGTTCAAGTTTTTCTTGTGCGGTTTTAGGTCTATACTTTTCAACTTTCATTTCCAAAGAATTGATTTTGTCAATCAATTGATCCATTTCACCAACTTTGTTTTGTAGTGTGTCAAGTTGATTAAACATTTTTTGAAAATATTCATCTTGTTTACTTTGTATATCTTTTTGAGCATTAACAAGTTCTGTTACATCAAGTTCTTCAGAACCCGACTCTGTTTCCATACTTTCACCTTCAGATCCAATTTTTTCAACTTCAGTATCTTGAGAAACATCAATAACTTCTGGGGTTGGTGGTTCCTGTGGGAGCATAGGATCCGCTGGTGCTCCAGGTAATGGTGCTTGCCCTAAAACATTTGGATCTGTTGTGGGTGGTGCGTTTGGATCAAGGGGCGCTTCAGGTAATGGTGGTATTGCCTCTTGTTCTGTCACATATTTGTTAATTTGATAGTGACGTTTGATTTCTTGAATTATTTTTTTATCGATAGACATAATTTACCCATTTAATAATTGTTTTATTCCGTGAGAAGTTTCAACTTGAATTTTTCTGTTTGTTCTCATCGTATTATCTACTCTTTCGATTAATCCATCTCTTTCTCTCACTGTATAACAATCTCCAGTATCCAAATCACAAACCTCACTAAAACCATTTCCAACTTGTTTTTGGGTATAACGTGTTCGTTTTCCCAAGTAATTGTCTAAAATATTTTGTAATTCCATATTTTTTTTTATTATAAATATAAGGACTTTCAATTAAATCAATCTGAATTCTCTAAGTTTTTCATACACTTCTTTACCTATTGTAATAAAATTAGTTCCCGAATTAGTATTACTATTTTTCCATTCATCAAAATCTTTAATTGTTTGGAACTTTTTTCTTGGCCAATAGTATCCCCATAATCTAGTCATATTTTCAACATAATCTCCAATTGTTACCCAAACGTTATTGTATCCTATTTCTGCGTTTACATTCAATAAATTATTTCTAGAATTCGTAAAATATAAATTTTGTATAAAATCTATCGATTTTTCGAAACTTTGGAATGTTGCAAATGGAACTCTTCCACCACCAGGATATTGTTTACAACTGTAAAAAGGTTGCATATAGGTATTTAATCCACCATAATTTATATTGGGAATTGAGTACCCACCTAAAGGTGTACCCCCCAAATCGTAGTTGAAAGTGATGAACTGATTGTCATCGTGACCGTTCAAATAAGCTGTAAAGAAAATCATCGCCCTTAATCTAGAATCGGTTGTTTTTGTTTTTAATATTGCTGAGAAATTTGCATAAGTAATTCCTGTAGTAAATCCTTCCACACCCTCCCAAGTATTATAAGGTGATTCTGCCGCACGAATACTAGAGTCGCAGAATATGGGTTGTATGGATGTAAATTTGACGTTTGATTGAATGGATGAATTTATAATGATGTTGTTTGTTGTCCCTGTAGTTGAAACTAAACTTGTTTGTTTAGATCTTCTTATTTGTTGTACAAGTTCACTTAATAAATTGTTATTGATAGATATAAGTTGTTTATCAATTTTAGCCATCGAATAAACTGGTACTCTTACTCCTTCAAAATACGTCTTAAATGACCCGGCCTCAATTCTATGTTCTACAGTTTGTATTTGATATGAACCCCTAAACATAGGAACATGTTTCAAATTAAAGTACATCGTAGGTTGAATTAAAGCACAACCCAAAGCTTCAATTCTTACATTGTAACTTCTTGTTTTATAGAGATTGTATAAACTTACACTTCCTAGACTCGTTCTTAAACCACCAGCTTGAGC